GAGCTGGGCTTCAACCGCCTGCCGAGCGAGGCCATCAAGACATTGCTGGGCTTCTTACAGCCCGACAGTCCGCTGTATAAGCGTATCGGCAAGCTGGCGGAGGCCAACACTGAATTTGTGGCTCAGAAACTGGTAGAAGGCATTGGATTGGGGAAGAATCCACGCGCTATAGCCGCAATAATCCGTGACAGCCTGGGCGGTGGGCTGACGGATGCTCTCAGGATGACACGGACGGCGCAATTATGGAGTTATCGTGAAGCTACACGTGCCAATTATCTTGCTAACTCGGATGTGCTAGAGGGTTGGATTTGGTGGGCTGATTTACCTGGTGACCCGTGCATGGCTTGTATCGCTGAGCATGGGTCGTTTCATGATCTGAGTGAAACTCTCGACGATCATTACAACGGGCGCTGCGCCATGGTTCCGGCGGTGCGCGGCTTCCCTTCTCCCATAGACCAGACCGGCGAGGATTGGTTCGCCAGCCTGAATGAAGCTAAACAGCAGGAACTGATGGGCAAGGAGAAGTATGCTGCCTTCCAAGAAGGCAAGTTCGAATTCGGGCAACTGGCAGGTAAGCACGTTGATTCCGTGTATGGCGCGATGAATGTCGAAGAAACTCTACAGGCGCTTATCGGTGGAAAATGAGCGACCGTGACTTCTGGATCCTCATCCGCAGTGCCTTATTGCTTATCCTGGATGCTATCGAGCGCCGCTGGGAGATCGAACCGCGAACCGCAATCTTGCGCAGCGAGATGAAATATGCTACAATAAAACCAACAACTGAATAAACGGAAGTCCGAATGGAATGCCGTGATTCTTTAGCGAGAGCTATAGATTCACGGCATTTTTTGTTAGTTACGTCTACTCAGACGGCAAAAGCGAGGATGAAAATGAGCAACCAAGTTATTGAACCGACTCCACCTGTACCTGACCCCAAGGTTACGCCCCCTGAAACAATCGGCGGAAAGACATTTACTCAGGAAGAAGTGGATCACATCATCTCAGAACGTTTGGCCCGCGAAAAGAAAAAGGGCGAAGATGATAACCGTAAAATCAAGGAAAAGGTCGATGCAGAGGCATTAGCCAAAAATCAGGAATGGCAGAAATTGGCTGAAACGCGCGAAAAGGAATTAGCCGAGGCAACTACCAAACTAAAAGGCCTTGAAATTGAGAAGCGGAAACAAGCAATAGCATCTAAAGTCGGCTTGCCCGAAGCCTTTGCTCAGCGTTTGCAGGGTGAGACCGATGAGGAATTAGAAAAGGATGCTAAGCTTTTATTGGAGGCGCTGCCTAAAGCGCCAAAAATGCCCGCCATGAGTGCTACCAATCCCGGTGCTGGCGCGAGCCAGGGGGAGACGGTCGCCCAGCAGCGAGCAAGAATTTATGGACAGAGCGTTAATCCACTCGACCCGAACTATGCCAAAGCCCAAGGCGGCGGCGTGTTCTGGCCTAATAAAAAGGATTAGCCTCATTAATTGGAGTAACCAATATGCCTTACAACACTGAAGCAGACATCGCTACCTTCGTCAATACGGTGTGGGAAGATGCCATGTTGGTTGCGCGCGATAACAATGTCATGTCTGGCTTGGTAAACGGATTCGGAGATTTACAGGGGTTGGCTGTACGCAAGAACGCTAAATACAACGGTACAGCAGCCTTCAACCAGATCTCCGAAACTGATGACCTGACAAGCCAGTCATTTACTCCCGTGGTAGACCAAACCCTGACCCCATACGAATATGGGTCGCAATTTTTCATTACTGACAGCCGCCTGGAAACCGATATTTTCGCGGTGCGCCAGGATGCTGCTCAAGAGTTTGGCGCTGCTTATGGTCAAAAGATTGATACCTTCCTGGCTGGTATGTTCTCCAGCCTGACGGGTGGAACAGTCGGAGCAGCCGGGACTAACATGAGTTGGGCAAATTTCTTCGCCGCAATCACCAAAATGCGCCGGGCTTTGGCCCCCCGCCCCTGGGTTGCAGTCTTGACCCCCGAACAATGGCACTGCCTTGGTACTGCCATTGCGCCAGGAGTTACCGTGACTAACAGCCCATTTATCCAGGATGAGTTCATTCGCCAATTCTACGTCGGCGGCGTTTCAGGCGTCGATATTTTCACTACAGCAAATATCGCCACTGGAACCTCCGTTTATGGTGGGATGTTCAGCCGGAACGCGCTTGCACTTGACATTCGCCGCCCGCTGCGCATCGAGCCGGAACGTGATGCTTCGTTACGTGGATTTGAGCTGAATGCCTCATCCGTTTTCGCCTATGGTGTCTGGCGTCCGCAGTATGGGATCGCCATTAACACAGCAGGCACTGCACCGGCATAAGGGGAGGGTAACATGACTCAAAAATTGCTCACTACTAATATTGTTATCCCTCTGCTCGGACAAGCCGGAACTCTCGGCGGACCGCAGTCGGGGAACGTTCCGATCCTGCGCATTCCTGGTACATCCTATGGGGGTGGTATCACGATCACCCGTTGGGACTATACAACGAATGTGGTTCTGGCGGTCGGTTCTGCCCCTGCTGTACGCCTGGTGTCTCAGACCGTGGCAAACCTGCCAATCGCTACCCTATGCTCCAATGGTTCGGCGGCTACTACGGCAGGCACTGCGATAACTGGCACTATCACTACAGCTTGGGTTCCCGGAACTGTAGGCTTCCTGGGTCTGGAATATAGTCAGGCTACCTACGGCGGGACTTCCCCGGCCTATATGGTCGTGTCTGTCCAGTATCACAATGGACGCGGCAGCGCGTAAAGTAAACTTATAGCCGGGCGCAACAAAAGGGCACAGCACCCCGCCCGGCTCTCTGCTGTAGAAAGATAAATACATCGTGAGGATTATGTGGCTCTCGAACAGTCCCTGGTCGAGCAGCGGCTATGGACAGCAGAGCAGAATATTTTTACCGCGCCTGGCAGATTTAGGACACGTAATGGCAACCACTTGTTTCTATGGGCTGGAGGGTGGCTTGCTCAACATGGGCAAGTTCCTCTGCTACCCCAAACGCCTGCATCCGTATGGTAATGATGTGATCGTACCGCATAGCGCGGCATTTGGAGCCGATATTATGATAAGCCTGATGGATACCTGGGTAATGAACCCGGAGGATTATCCCAAGCCAATGCACTGGATTCCCTGGTATCCAATCGATCACGACTCAATGCCTGCCCTGGTGCGCGGCAAGATAAGCCTGGCTTACAAACGTATCTCGTTTAGCAAGCACGGCGTCAAAGCTACTCACGATGCTGGATTGGACTGCTATTATGTGCCGCACGCCATAGAGACGAACATCCTAAAGCCGCTGGATAAAGCTGAATGTCGCAGGCGCTTAGACCTGCCGCAAGATAAATATATCGTTGGCACGGTTGCCATGAATAAAGGCAACCCATCCCGCAAATGTTTTACCGAGATGATGGAAGCCTTCGCCAGATTCCACAAGCGCCATCCTGATACGCTGTATCTCCTACAGACTGAAAAAGGCGAGGGCATTGAAGGCATGATTAATCTGCCTGAACTGATGCGCAACCTGGGTCTACAGGAAGGGCCGGACGTTATTTTCTGCAATCAATATCAGCAGATGTTGGGATTCCCGCCGGAATATATGGCCGATGTGTATAACAGCCTGGATGTGCATCTGATTACTACCCGCGGCGAGGGATTTGGACTGCCAGTATTAGAAGCTCAGGCTTGCGGCGTGCCGGTCATAACTGGCGGCTGGACGGCCTGTAAAGAGCTGTTCTTCGCCGGGCAGTTGTTGGATCCGGAAAAGGACGCCGAACGGGAATACTCCGGTCTGGCAGGTTACCAGTTTCGCCCGCGCGTGAGCGCGATTGAAGCAGCATTGGAGGCTGAATATCAACACCGCTCGGACACTACCGAGGCGGTGAAACAAGCACAGGAATATGACGCAGATGTAGTTACTGAGAAGTATTGGAAACCGGTCTTGGAAGAGATCGAGAAAGGCTTAAAGCAATGATCGACAAGCCTGAGATGAAAGACGCGGTGATCCTACAACAAGCCTGGCAGATCGGGCCATTTGCCGATATGCTGCGCCTGACTTACCAGCGCCACGCGGCTTATGCCTGGGCGCACAACATGGAATACATCGCCTGGGCAGGCAGTCTGAAACCGGACTTATGGCCGGGAGGCTGGGGCAAAATCTGGCTTATTCGCCTGATGCTGGAGCAGGGTTATAAGTGGGTATTCTGGATCGACACGGATGCGGCGATTGTCAACGGGGAATGCGACTTGCGCAACGCGCTTCCCGATGGCAAGCTGATTGGAGCCGTCGAGCATTACGCCCCGGATTGGTTCCCTAAGTTTGATATCCCGCGCCATTATAATGTGGGTATTCTGCTGGTGCGCAATGACCCATTATCTAAAGAGTTCATGGATGATTGGCTTTCGCGTTATCCTGGGCATTCTCGCTGGCTGGAGCAGGGAGCCTTTAACGGGATGATCGACGAGGACAAATATAAGGATATATTCCATAGGCTAGATGACCGGTGGAATGCGACCTTTAATGTCAATCCCGTAGAAAATCCCTATATCATGGGATGGCACGGCGTCATGCCGGAGGCGAAACGTTACAGTATGATGAAGGAAGTGTTTAAGGATGATTTTCTAAGATTCAGAGTGTAAGATGCCATTCAAAAGCAAGGCGCAACGCAGGTTCATGTTTGCCCGTCACCCGCGAATAGCGCGGCGATGGGTCAAAAAGTATGGCTCCAAGATCGGAGGCAGACGCAAAAGCGGACGGAAATCGTCCGAAAGGAGTAAGTAGAAATGGCTAAATGGGCTTATAACGGAATAGCAGATTGGGGGTTGAATGGAGGTTTTCAACAGGTTGCGATCAGGGTTTCAATAGCTACTGCGCAGCCGACGACCTACGCCAACTGGGGTACTTTCGCGGTTGGCACGCTGGCTATCGCATCGGCTAATTTCACCCTCGGAACCGGCGATACGAATGGGCGCAAGCTCAGCTTTGGCCCGGCTACCATCACGGTAGGTACGTCCGGCACGGTGAATCACATTGCTTTTGCTGCAACCGCGGGCGCAGGTACACTGGTATTTGTGGGCACGTGCGCGCCAACCTCGGTTACCGCAGCGGGCACAGTGATCCTGTCCGCCTGGGATGTCGACGAGATTAACGATCCAACTTAAAGTGTATTATGGCGCTTGTTGAAAGATTAATGCATTGGCCGACTGAACCGGAAAGCCGGTATATTCCGGTTCACCACTTCTTTGCAGCCGTTGGAGAGATCGTGGCCGGGGCTTTGACGGCTGCCCAGGTCAAATCTTTTCTTGCCATGACGCCTGCCGATGAGGTTGATTTCGACGCTCTGATTGCATTGGCTCCAGGAACGGCGGCTGGACAGGCTTTATATTTAGAGCGGGTTCATGGAGTGTTTATCCTGGCATATCCGCCAACTGTGCCGGGATATAGCACCCCAACCGACGTGCGAGTAAAGTTAGGAATTTGAAAACGTGGCCGTAAATGCAAAGGTCGGCACCTTCGCAACTGGAACTGGAACAGATGATATTGTCCTATCCGGATTCGGATTTCAGCCAAAGGCCACGCTGTTCTGGTGGAACGGCGACACGAGCGCGGTCGATGCAGTAACTGGGCAAACACATACATTAGGGATTGGAGTTGGCGTAGGCACAGCCGATAGACGTTGCGCAGCAACCAGGTCAGTGGATGCATCTGCGGCAAGTAATGGGGGCGCAATTCAGCGTGCAGATGCTTGTGTATGTGTGCATAATAGCGACGCTCCAACAATTGATGGTTTGGCAGATATAAAATCAATTGATTCGGATGGTCTCACCCTTGCTATTGATGATGTATTTTTATCTAATATGAGGGTAAATTATCTTGCCCTTGGTGGTTCAGACATCACCAATGCCGCGACTGGCATGTTTACTGAAGCTGCTGCAACGGGCAATCAAGATATTACTAGCCTGGCTTTTCAACCCAATTTTGTGTTGTTTTTCCACAACAATTTTGTATCTGATCCTCCTACTGTATCCACGAATCGTTCCCGTTTAGGAGTAGGAGTAGCCACCAGTTCAGCTCAAAGGTTTACCTGGTCAATGGGCGGCTCTGAGGGTATTCCAGATATGGATATTATCAATTATGGGTTTGGGGGTGAGTGCATAACCTGTATTGCTGATACGCCTGGCACCAGTCCGGTCACTCGCTATGATTTTGTGACATTTTTAAGCAATGGATTTAGGCTCAACTGCCTGGAAACGGCCAACAATAGCCGTCGTATCCATTTTATAGCTATCGCTGCTACCAATGTCTCCTGCGGGGAATCGCTAACCCAAACCGATACCACGACCGACATTGTGGTAAGCGGATTGGGCTATAAGCCAGCCTGCGCGATGATATTTAGTTCCTGCCAGGCTGAGCACACTCAGGATGTATTGGCGGGCGATGGCGAATTGTCTATCGGCGCGGCAACCTCCACTTCGGCCAGAGTTGCAGCAAGTATCCTGGATCAAACCGGAGTAGCCGATTCTATCGTCACCACTGCGATAGAATATGACGAGATTTACGCCAATATCTCGACCGCCGAGGCCATTGAAGGGCTAATGGACGTGAAGAGCTTCGATGCAGGCGGCGTCACGTTTATCATGGATGATGCCGATCCGGCCCAAAAATGGTTTGGCTGGTTCACGATTGGCCCGGCGGTGGAGGGAGCACTAACTCCTGCTGAGGCTAACCAGGCCCAGACCAGCGATGCCGCGCCTATAACTTTTTACAGTAATGAAATCGTGCCTGCCGAAGCTAACCAGGCGCAGGTATCCGATCTGCCCTATCTGTACTCGACCTGGAAAGCCAGCCAGGGGCCGTTATACCCAACCACGCAGGAGCAATCAGCCGTTACGCCTTACGATGGAATCGCCTGGGTAGCAACCTCTGTAGTCAACATTGGCGCAGATGACACCGCTTATGCCAGCATTGTTGCCCCTCAATATGATACCGGCGTCATCAGCAATTTACTGATCGGGCGCAACTTCGGGGCGGCTATTCCAACCGAATCTACTATTAATGGCCTGCTGCTGGAGATTGGCAAGTGGTATTCGGCGGGCTCGGCGCGAGATAGCATTGTTTCGCTGTGGAATGGCAGCCTTATTGGTTCTAATCTGGGCAGTACGGGGATTGGCTGGCCGTCCTCGATTGCCACCATCAACTACGGCGGCTCTGCTAACCTGTGGGGTACTGTACCAACCCCGGCGATGGTCAATGGGACTAACTTCGGCTTTGCAATGGCCGCGGTCGCATCCGCGCTCAATACCGACGTTTGGGCTGATTTCTACCGCGTAACCATCTACCATTCAGGCACGGCTGGCTCTTATGGCGTTCAGCCTGCTGGAGCATGGCAGGCGCAGGCTAGCGACGCCGGTTCGATCTCGTTCGACTCTGGCGGTCAGATCGCCGTCGCCGAGGGGATGCAGGCGCAGCTAGTTGACGCGGCGACTTTAGCGGCAATTTATGTCATAGCAACTGACCAGGGCAATCAAGCGCAGGTCAGCGACGCCAGCCTGCTCACTCCAATCGACGTAATTGCTCCCTCCGAAGCAGCCCAGGCCCAAGTAAGTGACGCTGCCACTCTTACCCCGATAGACGTTATTGCTACGGCGGAGGCAAGCCAGGCCCAGGTTTCAGATGCTGCTGCTGTCACACCGATCTACGTTCTTACTCCCGCCGAATCTACGCAGGCTCAGGTAAGCGATGCGGCAATCATTACTGCAATCTACGTAATAACCTCGGCGGAGGCCAATCAAGCCCAGGTTGCCGATATTATAGTTATATCCCAGGATGTCTACATTGACACCGCTCAGGCTAACCAAGCACAGGTCAGTGACGCGGCAAGCCTAGTTGTTACGGATGTAATCGCCACCGCGGAGGGCGCACAGGCGCAAGTATCGGATATAGCTTTACTTACTGTAATAGATGTCATTGCTCCAGCCGAGGGCGCGCAAGCGCAGGTCAGCGATGCGGCGGTTATCTCCGGTGAGATTAATATCGCAACCGCGGAAGGCAACCAGGCTCAAGTATCCGACGCCGCGTCGCTCATCCCGATTGATGTTATTGCCACGGCCCAGGCTAACCAGGCTCAAGTATCCGATGCAGCACCCATCTCGGAAGGAGTATATGTTAATTATGTTACATCAGTTCAGCCTTCAAATCTAATTGGTTATTGGCCCTTAAGTGAGGATACTGGAACGCTGGCAAATGATTATAGCTCACAGGATAATGATGGGCTGGCAACAGATGTGACATTCGGTTCGGCTGGTGTAGGTGACGGAAACACGGCGGCGAGCTTCAATGGGACAAGTAGTTATATAGATTTATATTCGACGGAATTTGTTGCTGATTTCAATGGGAACGAAGGCTCATTTTCTGCATGGGTATTTATGAATGATTGGGCTGAATCTAACAATAGACAGATCAGTTATTTTAGCAATAGTGCTTATAGCAATTATATATACATTCGACACTTCAATTCAAAAGTGCAGGTAATTCGAGAAGCAGGTGGAGATGGTAGTAAATTAGTTCAATCAGGTGTATTATCTGGATCAGGCTGGAAACATATTACCTGCACATGGAGCGATAATGCTGATTCTTTGCAACTTTATATCGATGGTATTTCCATTGGAACACCAGCCAGCGGATTAGGAACATTTTCTGGAACTATTGCCTCCGATAAATGCTCGATTGGGGTAGGCGATGCACATATTGTTAATTTCTGGTCTGGTCTGATTGCTCATCCTGCTATATGGGATATTGCACTCACGCCGACTGAAATACTGGGATTATATCAACAGATTATTCCACCCACAATTGATCCAGCCCGGGCCAATCAAGCCCAGGTATCCGATGCTGCAAGCCTGTCTCTCGACATTGTAATCACCACGGCCCAGGCCAACCAGGCCCAGGTATCCGACGCCGTAACCATCACCAGCACATATCTAATTACCCCGGATGATAATTTCCAGGCCCAGGTCAGCGATACTGCCAGCCTAATTGTCACAGATATTATTGCTCCCTTCGAGGGCGCACAGGCTCAGGTATCGGACGCCGCCAGTCTGACACCAATCTACGTCATTGCGACTGTTGAGGCTAACCAGGCTCAATTCTCAGATGCGGCTTCGATCCTGTTCGATGGTCCAACCTGGGTTATCTCACCAACCGAGGGCGCGCAGGCGCAGGCATCCGATCCGTCCGTCCTATCAGCTATCTACGTAATGACTGTATCCGATAGCTGGCAGGCGCAATTATCCGACGCTGGAATAGCGACAGTATATGGCGTGGTCGAACACGGAGAGCGTAAACTGCACGCACTCAAGGCGCGCTCAGATAGCGTATTCCTGTCCAGACCAACTCACAGCCTGCCCACGCGGGCCGATTTGGAGGTAGATGATTAATGGCGATTGACATTTTAGCAACCCCCCAGGCGACCACCGAAAAGCGCACCCATTTTATTGACTTCACGCTCGATTTACCCGCTGGAGTTTCGGTCAGCAGCGCGGTCGCGGGTACAGTCACATTCCCGACCTCCGGCACGGCGGCTCTATCGGTTGGGGCAATTGCGGCCAACGTCGTGCCCCTGACCGTGACTAACCCCGCGCCCGCGGGCGATTACCTGGTAAGCGTCACGGCGACTTTATCTGATACTGAAACGATAGTCGCCTATCTGCGCATTCCGGCGGTCTGGAAAACCGTCCGGGCCGGGATGGATTACTTGATTGCTGCGCTGCGTGGCATGACGGACGCGGGCTACGACGATTTCCGAGTGGCTGGCGCACCCTATTGGAGCGATAAGCATCTCCAGGATTTCCTGGATAAATATAGAGATGACTTTATCGAAGAGGAATTATTTCCGGTGCAGCAGTATCGCAATGGCACGGTCTACTACCAGGATTATCGTAGCCAATATGGAAATCTCGAAGGTATAGCAAGCGGCACGGCGGTATTCAAACTGGATAATTCCGGCGGCACGAATATGCCCGGAACGATGTGGACGGCAGATTATCCGCGCGGCATGATTTCATTTGTCAATGATACGCTGGGTTCTTCGATGATGTTGACCGGGCGCAGTTACGACCTGAATGCAGCCGCGGCGGAAGTCTGGCGTTATAAGCTGGCCAATGCGGCCAAGATGTATACCTTTTCAGCTGGGGGTCAATCTTTCCAGCGCCGGGAATTTACGGAGAACTGCCGCTACATGGCGGAGTATTACGAGGGGTTGGCTGCCCCAACGATTGTCAGCCTGTATCGAGGAGATAGCATTCCATGAGTAGCATCCTGACTGCGGCCGAGATAGCCTCCATGCGCGCCAGCCTGCAAGATATTGCCATGCCGGACTTGTGCAATATTCTGAACGTCACGCTAACCAGCGACGGGCAGGGAGGGATGACGCAGACCTGGGGCACAGCGAATACGGATATTCCCTGTCGCCTGGACGCGGTGCAGATGCGCGGGCGCGAGCAGGTGGCTGGCGCAGCGATTCAGGCATTCCACGGTTATGCCTTACATGTACCCTACAATATCACCATCACATCGGCCAACCGGGTTGAGCATGGCGGTTACACTTATGAAGTCAAGAGCGTGGATTTTGGCAAGTCCTGGCAGTTGGATAAAATCTGCGAGGTGGAACGGATATGAATAAAGTAACGCTTGATACCAGGGTGTTAGACAGGATCATCAAGAAATTTCCGGGAGAATCCCGTGCTATTGTGCGGGCGGCTGCTTTCCAGGTGGAAGGCAAAACTAAAAGGAATATTGGTGCATATCCTTTGATTGATACAGGAGCATTGTTCAACGGAATTGAGGCAGAAGAAATGCCCGGACAAGAAATTAATTGGCAGGTACATGATAGCGTGGAGTATGGTATTCACTGGGAATTGGGACATCACCTCAGGAATGGCGTATATGTAGCTGCGAAACCCTTCCTTCTCCCTGCCTTAATGAGCGTCGAGCAATGGTTTCTGGCGCAGTGGCGTAAGCTGTTCGAGGTATTATGAGCAACTTCTTTGGCGCAATGGGCACGGCTCTATATGATAAGCTCAAAGCTGGCACGGCGCTTACTGCCGAGCTGGGCGGTACGCTGATTCATGAGGGCCAGGCCCCGGATAATCAAGCCCTGCCCTACGTGATATACAACCATCAGGGAGGTGGCCCAGATAATATATCACCGGGCAATCTACAATCGGATATCTGGCAGGTGCGCGGCTACGCAGCTACCCGCGCCGCCGCCAATCGGATCGATGGATTGGTAACTGATTTACTGCATCGTGGATCACTGACTGTTACCGGATATACCAACATCTGGACGGCCAGAGAGACGGACATTTCATTAGTCGAAAACCCGCCAGATGGGGCTAAGATTTATAGCGCCGGCGGATTATATAGAGTACGTATCGCATAAAGGAGCAATAAAATGGCAGGTGAATTTGCAGGATCGGCGCTAGTCGCCACATGGACAACTTCAACGGGTACAACGAATTTACAGACCGATTTCAGGAATGTGAGTTATACCCCCAGCCTGGAGATGATCGATGCAACCGCCGGAGCGGATCAATACCGGCAGAGCCTGGCGTCATTCGCCAACGCTGAGTTTAGCTTCAGCGGAATATTCCCCAACACAGGCACTATTCTGATGGCGCAACTCAAGGAAGGCATGATCGGCACGATTGTCTATCAGCCCGCAGGAACAGCCACGGGCTTCTCCAAGATCACCATTCCGGCTATCAGCATGGGCGCGGCTTATGCCCAACCTTATAACGACATTGTAGAGATTAGCTGCACCTGGCAGGTCTACAATGGGACTGTAGTTTACGGCACCAATTAGAAAGGCTTTGCAATGGCAAAATTGAGTGATGGACGGGTATTGAAGCCGGATTTTACAAAGATCACGGTCAAGGAATACCGCCTGTTGTTGAGCACTAAAAAAAGAGAAGAAGAAGACGAGCTTATCGGTAAAATCTATGGGTTAAGCGGTGATGAAGTCCGGGATTTGACTGAGTATGATTTTCGCGTGATCGTGGCGGAATTCTTTACTGCTGCTAAGAACCCGGTAGGCTTTGACCCAAAATGAGCAAGGCTGTCTATATGGGCGCTGCCTGGGGCGCGCCAGTCCCAATAGAAGTTATATTATGGGATTTAGCAGAACATACAAAATGGACATTGGAATATATAGACAGCCTGCCTTTAGAGCGGTTGCACGAATGGTTGAGTATCCAGGATGGGAGAGCCAGGGCTATGGATAGACCGAGGAAACGTAAATAATGCCAACTAAAATCGCATCTCTTTTTGCGGAGATTGGAGTAAAGACCGATCAGCTCAATAGCGGGCTAGCTCAAGCTAAAAAGTCTCTTCAGGGTGCCCAAGGTAGCTTGAAGGATTTAACCGGACAAATCCCAGGTTTACAAGGAGCCCTGAATCTGGTATCCAATCCACTGGTATTAGCTGGTGCTGGGATTGCCGCGCTTGGCGCATTTACACTCAAAGCCACGAAAGAAACAGTGGAATACAACAAGCAAGTGCGCGAGATGTCCACGGCTTTGGGTATATCCGCGGATGAGACATCACGCATTATCCAGGTATCCGACGATTGGGGAATCAGCATCGGAGAGGTACGTCAATCCCTGGGGTTGATGGCTAAGAATGGGATTGATCCTACCATAGATAATTTGGCCGATTTAGCCGATGAATTTGTGGCATCTGGCGGTGGGGCTGAATTTGCGGAGAAGGCATCCAAGCTGCTGGGTAGATCGTGGCAAACGCTGATCCCAATCTTGCAAAAAGGCGGCAAATCCCTACGCGACCAGGCCGATGCTATAGATGATAATCTGATTGCGACCGAGAAATCAATCAAAGCCAGCCGTGAATTTGAGGTGGCGATGGATACCCTGGGAGATAGTGTAAATGGATTGAAATATAGTATCGGTAATGGACTCATACCCGTACTAACTAAATTGACTGATTCAGTGAACGAGAGCATTACCACTGGTGAGGGATTTGTAGGGGCGCTACTGGATGGTAAGATTAGCCTGGGCGATTATATGAAAATCGGCATTGAAACAACTTTCACTCAAAAAGATTTGGCCGATGCGAATGAATGGTTGAGCAAAAAACTTGAAGAGCAAGTACCGGTTATCAAAACGCAAGTTAGCAGCATCGATGAATCGGAGAGGGCAATGCGCAGAAATGCGGTTGCGGCTGAAGAATTGGAAGTTATAACTAGCAAAGTGGCACTCGCCATTAGTGAGGTTACCAAGGCTGCACTAGGAAAGCAAGCATTAGATAATCTTACAGCCTCATATCAAGCTGGCACAATCTCAGAAGATCAATATGAGCAAGCAGCTAGACGGATTATGATCCAAATGTTGAATATGCCGGAAGCATCTATTGACGCACAAATGGCGGTCAGGGATTTGCAGGAGGATTTGGAGGATGGTAAGATCACCTCCGGGCAATGGGCAGACGAAGCTCTCAGAATCTGGAATAATCTCAATAAATTGGACGGAATGCACGTCAAATCTTATATCGATGTGCAAGTGAATCAAGTCGGGACATTTGCATCTGGTGGCTTACCAACAGAAGATCGGCAGCACGGCGGCATGGTCTACCCAGGTAGGCGCTATACCGTGGGCGAGGCGGGCCCGGAGACTCTCGTCATGGGCCAATCGGGAGGTTATGTGATCCCGCACACGAATGGCTCCGGCGGTGACCGCCCCATCAATATCACCATCAATGGCGATGTCTCGCGTGACAACATCTACACCCTGGCGCGGGCAGTGGGTGCGGAGCTCAATCGCCAATCGAGGTACAACTAATGGCAGTCTATTTAGCGATCACGGATGGCACAACCACGGTAGATTTATCCGGCGCTTATATGGATTACGCGCCCCAGGCGGCG